ATATTTCAAACTTTGATATTCCATATATCGTAAATAGAATAATTAAAAATTTTGGTGAAAAGGAAGCCAAGAGACTTTCTATTTGGAAAGGGATTGATTCTAGAACATTTATTTCAAATGGAAGAGAAGAGTTGGAGTACGAACTCTTTGGCATTACTATCTTAGATTATCTTCAGTTATTTAAAAAATTTGGGTTTATTAACGTAGAAAACTACAGATTAAATACTGTCGCAGAAAAGATATTAAATGAAAAGAAATTAGAGCATGATGAGTATGAAACCTTCAAAGATTTCTACACTCAAAATTTTGATTTATTCATTAAGTATAACGTTCAAGATTGTAAGCTTATAAGTCGTTTTGAGAAAAAACTTTGCTTAATCCAACTTGCATTCACTTTGGCATATCAGGCAAAGGTAAATCCCCAAGATGTATATTATCAAGGTAGAATGTGGGATGGTATTATTTACAATTATTTACGTCGGGGGGGTGTAGTTATACCCATTAAAAAGGAGGCGATTGAAAAAACAGAAAAATTTAAAGGAGCATATGTAAAAGAACCTCAAGTTGGAAAATTTAAATATGTTTGCAGTTTAGACTTGGCTTCACTGTATCCCTCTTTAATTAGAACTTATAATATCAGCCCAGAAACTCTAATTGACGAAAGAAATAGTTATGTGTCCGTTGATAAAATTACAAGCGGTAAATTCGATATAAAAAGCGAACATTTAAACTATTCTATTTGCCCTAATGGGTCTATGTATAGGAGAGATAAGCAAGGATTTCTTCCAAAAATTATGGAAAAAATGTTCAATGAAAGAACAATATATAAAAGAAAAATGCTTGAGGCTCAATCATTAAATGAAATTGAACCCTCTGAAAAATTACAAGAAGAAATATCAATGTATAAAAATTACCAACAAGCGTTTAAAATTTGCTTAAACTCTGCTTTTGGTTCTTTGGGTAATATGTATTTTAGATTTTATGATATTAGAAATGCCGAGGCAATTACTTATGCTGGTCAATCTGTAATCAAATGGATTGAAAAAAAACTAAATCTATATTTGAATAAAGTTGCGGGCACCGAAAATGTTGATATGATATTGGGAGCAGACACTGATAGTTGTTTTCTTTATTTTGAACCTATAGTTCAAAGAGTTTTCGAGGGTAAAAATCCAACAGAAGGTGAAGTGATTGACTTTTTAACAAAGGTTTGTGATGGAGTATTACAGGATTATATCGACAGTTGTTTTGATGAATTATGTCAAGTGACTAATGCGTATCAAAATTGTCTTCATATGAAAAGAGAGAAAATATGTTCCTCTGCTCTTTGGAGAAAAAAGAAGAATTACATCTTAAACGTATGGGATAATGAGGGGGTGCGTTATTCCGAACCGAAAATTAAAATGTCAGGAATTGAAGCTGTTAAAACTTCTACTCCTGCTTTTTGTAGAGTTGCGATTGAAGATGCAATTAAAATCATTATGAATGGTGAAGAAAATGAACTTATTGATTTTATAAAAAATACAAAGAAAAAGTTCTTCAGATTAACACCAGAAGAAATATCAACTCCTAGAGGAATAACAGATATGGATAAATTTTATTCTTCGAGTACTATCTATAGAAAGAGCACTCCAATGCATTCTAGAGGTGCATTACTTTACAATTATCATATTAAGAGGTTAAAGTTGACTCATAAATACTCTTTAATTGGAAATGGGGAAAAAATCAAAGTATGCTATTTAAAGCTTCCTAATCCAATAAGAGAAAATGTAATATCATATATTCAAACATTACCTACAGAATTAGGTCTTCATAGATTTATTGATTATGATATGCAGTTTGAGAAAACATTTATGGCGCCAATAATGTCTCTTTTAGATATTATCGGATGGAGACCAGAAAAAAGAGTAAACCTTGCAAATTTTTACGAGTAAAAGTTATGGATTTTTTAAAGGAAATCATTGCAGAGATTGGCGGAGAATACGCTAAACTTGCAAGCGATATAGAAGAGAAAGAAGTGTTTGTCGATACTGGTTCATATATGTTGAATGCACTTGTATCTGGAAGCATTAATGGAGGAGTATCTGGCAATAAAATTACAGCATTTTTTGGATTGAGTGGAACTGGAAAATGTGCTAGGGGTTCTGAAAAAATTGTCATATATGCTGATAGTGATACAATAGAAGGTATTAAAAAGAGATTGTAATAAATAATTACTGGTGTATCTTCTATTAAAATGAAACAAAAAAATCAGGATAATAACCCAAAATTTCCAATATATTGGATTAATATGGGATATTCTGAAGAGGAAGCTTTGGAGAAATCCAAATATAAAAGGCGAGTATCTAACACTCGTTGTATTGAATATTGGATAGAAAGAGGCTATACCGAAAATGATGCAATTCAAAAAATAAAAGAAATACAATCTAATTCCGCTAAAAAACAAAAAGGAATAAAGAAGTCTCCTGGGCATATTGAAAAAATGAAAAAATTTCAAAGTTATTATTCCACTATTGATTATTGGGTTGATAAATATGGAGATGCCATTGGTAAAGTTAAATATGATGAATATAAAAATAAAATATCCAAACGCTCAAAGATGGGCATTCAAGCTCGAATTGAAAAAGACCCAGATACTTTCATCAACTCTTCTGTTAGAAGAAAAGAATATTGGATTAGACAAGGATATTCCGAACAAGAAGCTGAAATGATGGTGTCTAAAGTTCAGTCTAGAGGTGTTGATTTTTATATTAAAAAATATGGAAAAGAAAAAGGATTAATTAAATGGGAAGAAAGAAATAAAAAATGGTTTAATACTTTTTATAATAGTGGGAAAAATTTTAATAAAATAAATGAAAAGAGGAAATTAAATTCCCATATTGGTTACTATACAAAAGACACTATAAAAGGTGTGGAAAAATTAAATTTTTACATTATAATTTTAAAGGATTTAAACGATAAACTTTTTGTTAAATATGGATTAACTAAACACAATACGATATCAAAAAGATGGAGTATTTCATTAAAATATAATCTGTTTTTATTTAAATCTATGAGTTCTTTAGATGCTATAGAACTTGAAAATAAATTTCACGAATTTTTCAAAAATTCTTATACTCCGAATATAATTAAGACAACAGAATGTTTTGATTATAATAATGAAAATTTAAACAAAACATTAGAAATTTTAGAGGATTACAAAAATGATTGAATTAGAATTAACTTATGAACAACTTTATAAGCTTTATGGTGAAGGCAACCACGAAGTTCCATATGAAGTTACTGATGAAATATTTGTTAAAACTCCAACTGGCTTTACTAAAATTAATGAAGTAGTAACTAAAAAAAATAATGAAGTTATACGATTAGACTTTAGTGATGGTGATAAATTTGAATGTTCTGTAAATCATATTTTTCTGGATTATCATACTGGAACTCAAATAAAGGCAGTTGACTCTAAAATAATTACTTCTACTTATGGTGAAAAAGTTGTAGTTGAAAAAACTCCAGTTGGATTTGAAGATGTCTATGATATTTCTATAGATGCGCCTCATTGGTATATTTCGAATCCGAAATCTGGAATTTATCATCATAACACATATTTTTCGCTTGCTGTTGTGAAAAATTATCTGGATAATAATCCAGAAGGATATTGTTTATATTTTGATACAGAAGCTGCGGTTACAAAATCACTTCTTGAAAGTAGAGGCGTTGATTTAAAACGAGTTGTCGTTTTAAACGTTGTTACCATTGAAGAATTTAGAACGAAAGCACTAAAAGCTGTGGACTTATATCTTAAAACAAATAAAAAGGATAGAAAGCCTTGTATGTTTGTTTTGGATAGTTTGGGTATGATGTCAACCAATAAAGAAATTGGAGATACTTTGGCTGAAAAGGAAACAAAAGACATGACAAAAGCAGCTCTAATTAAAGCTACTTTTCGTATGCTAACTCTTAAACTTGGACAAGCTGAAATTCCTATGATTGTAACAAATCACTCTTATGCAAATATTGGAGGCTATGGTCCAAGTCAAATTCCTTCAGGTGGGACAGGATTGACTTATGCATCTTCTACAATTATTGAATTATCAAAATCAAAAGAAAAGGATGGCGCTGAAGTTGTGGGAGCTAAAATTAGAGCTAAAACATTTAAGTCACGTTTAAGTAAAGAAAATCAAGAGGTTGAAGTTCTTTTATTCTATGATGACAGAGGTTTGGATAGGTACTATGGTCTTCTTCAACTTGGAGAAAAATATGGAATAATCGAAAAGAATGGTACAAGATACGTATTTGATGGTAAATCATATTACGAGAAAAACATTCTTCAAGACCCCGAAAAATATTTCACAGCCGATATACTGGAAAAAATAGATAATGCAGCAAAAGTGGAGTTTGCTTATGGCAATGTTAAATGATTTTATACAAATATATGAAAATAATATTGAACCAGATGTTTGTAATTATTTAATAGAGTTGTTTAGACAAAATCCAGAGTATTGGGAAACTGAAACTAATTTAACTTATTCTCAGTTTAATTTTACTAAAGTTAAAGACTTATCTGATGAGGTTAATAATATTCATACTGAAATTATTAAAAATGTATTCAAGGTGAGGGATGAATACTATGAGATTTATAGTCGAAATGTTTTCCCTGAAACTCATCAATTTGAACAGTTTAAACTACAATGCTTTAATCCAAGTGATGATGAAACTTTTCAAACATATGTAGACGTTGAAGACTACACTACAGCGAGGAGGTTCTTATGTTTTATGTGGTATTTAAATGATAATGACGCAGGTCAGGATGAGTTTCTAGATTTGTTTATTCAACCAGAAGTTGGTAAACTAGTAGTATATCCTCCATTCTGGTTATTCCCTCATAGAAAAATAAACCCAGTTAAAGAACCTCAATATATTTTAAAAACATATTTGCATTATAAATGAAATGGAAAGAGTAGAAACCACAATCCTTCGAAATTTATTGTTTAACGATAAGTATTGTAGAAAAGTTTTACCGTTTATTATTCCTGAATATTTTGAGAATCTACACGAAAGAGTGGTCTTTGAAGAAATCAATAAGTTTATAGTTTCATATGAGAATCTTGCAACAAAAGAAGTTCTTTTAATTGAAGGGGAAAAAAGAAAAGATTTAAATGAAGAAACATATAAAAACTTTTGTAATTTTGTAGAGAGTTTAAATGAAACTCAAGCCGATTTTGAGTGGCTTATTGATACAACAGAAACTTGGTGTAGAGATAGAGCGATTTATTTGGCTTTGATGGAAAGTATTCAAATTGCAGACGGGGAAGATATAAAAAGGGGTCGTGATGCAATTCCTGGAATTCTACAAGAAGCTCTTTCTATATCTTTTGATGAACATATTGGTCACGATTTAATTGAGGATTATGACCGAAGATACGAATTTTATACAAGAAAAGAAGAGAAAATCCCATTCAATTTAAATTATTTTGATAAAATTACTGATGGTGGACTTTCAAAAAAGACAGTGTTTCTAATTATGTCTGCTCCAAATGCAGGTAAATCTTTAGCAATGTGTTCTTTTGCTTCTAATTTTATCTCTCAGGGTAAAAATGTTTTATACATTACAATGGAAATGGCAGAGGAAAAGATTGCCCAAAGAATTGATGCTAATTTATTAAATGTCAACATTTCTCAATTAAATAGCTTAACTCGTGATAATTTTGAAAGCAAAATCGTAAAGTTGTCGAAGAAGACAGAAGGCAAATTAATCATTAAAGAATATCCAACTTCTTCTGCACACGTTGGTCATTTTAAAGCTCTATTAAACGAACTTGCATTAAAAAAGCATTTTCATCCAGATGTGATTTTTATAGATTATTTAAACATATGTGCATCTAGTAGATTCAAAGCAAATTCAGGAGTGAATTCATACAGCTATGTAAAAAGTATAGCAGAAGAAATAAGAGCACTTGCAGTCGAGTACAATGTCCCCATTATTTCTGCGACTCAATCAGGAAGAAACACTACAACTGACCCAGATATTACAGATGTATCTGAAAGTTTTGGCGTTGCAGCAACAGTTGATATTATGGTTGCACTAATTAAAACAGATGAGTTGGACCAATTAAATCAAGTTAAATTTAAACAAATTCGTAATAGAGATAATGATGTCTCTAAATATAAGAACTTTGTTGTTGGAGTTGATAGAAATAAGATGAGACTTTATGATGTTGAAGATAGTGCTCAAATTGAAATTATTGACGAATTAGTAAATGATGATTATAATAAAGAGTCATCAAAAACCAGTAAATTTTTAAACTTTAAATACTAATATGACTAAAAGAATTGATTTTAATAAGTATCAAAAATTTGTAGATGCAGTGACTTCAGATGCATCTAGAGATTTTCTAGCTCTGACAGAAAGGCTTGTGGAGCTTGATGAAAAGGGTGCAAATATCGAGCGCCTTATGACTGCCGGAGTAGGAATGTGCGCTGAAACTGGTGAGTTTCTTGAAGTAGTAAAAAAAGTAGTATATCAGGGTAAAGAATGGTCACCCGAAGTTAGATTTCATCTATTGAGGGAACTAGGTGACAATCTCTGGTACGTAATGCAAGCTATTATCGCCCTTGATACTTCAATGGAAGAAGTAATTCAAATGAATATTGATAAGCTCAGTGCAAGATATCCAGGTGGAATCTTCGACGCATATTACTCTGAAAATAGAGAAGAAGGCGATTTATAATTTTTATAGTAAATAATTTAAGAAAATAATAAAAAACCAACATCAAACATTTTAAAAATGTAAAGATGTTGGTTTTTATTTTTTCTTTATTTAATAACTATATAAATTTTAAATTAAACTATTTGGATATGAATGAAAAAGCGGAAAAAATATTGTATCGTGAAGATTCTCCGATTCCAATTTCTACTTTCATAAGAAAAGAAATATCATTGAATATGTATAAAAAAGTATTTGGAGGTGGAGGGTCATCTGTTGCTGATTATAATGTGTATTTTTTAGGTGATAGATATGAAGTTAATACTATTGGAAACACTATTCTTATTCGCTTTAAAAGATTTAGAGAGAAGTATCCATCTGAAGAATATATGAGAGCATTCTCTCAAAAGCTGATGACTATTATGAAAGAGGTAATAAGTTCGAATTTAAAAAAGTACGTACAATATAATACTTCTAATTTAAGTGATATGTCTAAAATAGGATTTAGGTTTGGAAAACTAAATATTGAGCTTAAATTATATTTTGATGTAAATCGAACACAAAATTCTCAAATTAACAAAATAAAGGAATATTTAAAAAGCATCTATGATAAACAGGGAAGTGGAGGGAATATTAATTTTAAATTAAATGATGATTCTTATACTATTGATTTAAGTTCTGGGGTAGGTTTAGATTCATTTGTAATTGATATCGGTTCAATTGAAAGCGAAGGCAGGGGTGATTTGAAAATTATAACAACCCAAGGACCAGTGTTTATATCATTAAAAGGGCAGACATATAGACAATTTTCCGGGGTAAGTGAATTTTTAAATTTTGAAGAAGTTGAAACTTTTTTAACTAAACTCTTAAATAAGAAAGGTAGCAAATCCGGTTGTTATTCTAAACTTTCTAATTCTGAATTAATTCGCAAAAGTATGTACGGTGGCAATGTTAATTATATTTTTATAGGTGCAATCACATTAAATGAGAATAATATTTCAGCTCAGTCCAAAGTTTATAAAAATGGAGAAATTGTAGAGAATGCTTATATAGTGTCATCACCAAGTAATAGAAATACAAGAACTTCGAGCGGACAACTTATACTTGGTACGAGAGTTGGAATATATGATAGTCGTTATCTAAATGCTTCAGTTGAATTATAAGTAGAGTAATTTAGGCTTATGTTTATATTTCATAAATATACATAAAATCATTTAATAATGAAGTCTTTTAAACAATTTATTTTTGAAGCTCGTGAAACATTAGCTTCACAACAAGCTCGCCAAATGGGATTAACTCCAGATGGTCACGGAGATTACTATGACCGTCAGGGTAAGCTAGTAGCTAAAACTGTAGGAGGAAAGCTTCAAATATTTAAAGGTCGTCAATCAAAGGCTGATGAACAGCCTACACAAAAAACCACAGATTCTCAAGACCAACAACAAACTCAAGGTGTATCACAACAAGATTCTCAAAGTCAGTCCGCAGACCAAGAGCAGGGTAAAGGCATAGTTATTACAGTTGGTCGCTTTAATCCTCCAGCAAGAAATCACGAACAGTTAATTAAATATGGATTAGCACGAGCAACCGAAAGTGGATTTGATTATCGAGTTTATCCAAGTAGGGTTCAGGATAATGGTACAAATCCATTGAATCCATCATTAAAGGTTCAATTTATGCAAATGATGTATCCAGAGTATGCAGATTACATTTTGGATAGTGAAGAAATGAAAACTATCTTTGATATTTTGACTTCTATTTATGGTGATGGTTATACAGACGTTAAAGTTGTTGTGGGTGCTGAAAGACTTGGAGAATTTCAAAGTTTAGCTCACAGAAATCAAGGACAAGGTTATGAATTTAATAATATTGAAGTTATGGCTGCATCTGTAAGAGACCCAGATAGCGATACAGCGGGTGCAGGTTCATCCGCAGCTTTAAGAACTGCAGCAGCTGAAAATAACTATGAGGCATTTGCTTCTAATTTACCAACCAAGATGAAGAATGCCGATAAAGAAGAATTATTTAATTCAGTATTAAAATCTATGAAGCTGGGTGAAAGTTATGAAATGTGGAAAATTGCTCCAGATTTAGATAAGGAAGGATTGAGAATAAATTACAAAGAACATAATTTAT